TGTTACTCCCATTTATTTGCCCTCCAATTCGTTAAGGCGGGTTTCTAACTCCGCAATCTTTTTGTGTGCGTCTTGCAGTGCGGCTACAAGAACTGGCGTGATACGTCCGTAATCAATAGACATCATAGCGTCGCCTTCAGGATCACCGGCTACAGCCTCTGGTACGATGCCCAGCATCTCCTGCGCCACAAAGCCGTGGACCGTGTCAGCTTCAGGGTGGGCTTTCCAACCGTGCGTGACAGGGTTCATCGCCATCAGCTTATCTGTGCCGTCAGTAATGGTTTTGATGTCTTTCTTTAAGCGGCGGTCAGAGGTGGTGTGGTAGGTGGCGCTAGTCGCGTTTACCGATACTTGGCCCACCGTAACATTTTGTCTTCTCCACCGGACGAGCGTCCCATCGCTAGTAATTCTGTTGAATGTCGCAACATCACTGGCCCGAGTAACAATAAATTCCCCAGAGGCGCGAATAATCATCCCAGCCTGATTAAAGTCACTGTTACTGTTTTTACCAAAATAAATGGCGTTCTCACTGGAGTCTACTGCGAGCGCGTGTGTGTAAGAGTTAGACTCAATACGGAAGTCACGATTGTCTCCACTTTCGTTAAACGTGGTTCCGCTTGTTCCGAACCCTGCCAGTGGGGCACTGTTGGCGTAAAAGAAATGACCAATGCCGGGGTCTGCACCGGTTCCGGCAGTGCTTCCAGCTATTTCTTCGTAGACAAGGTTATTGTCGGTGTTTCCTAACACCTCCACTTTGGTTGCGACTTGGTAAGTGCTTCCCGTACCGTTGTTGCCGACAATCAGGCTAAAAATTACACTATTACCGCTGGTAGTAGGTTGGGCGAACCGAATTGAACCGGAGCCATGACCTCCGTTAGTTATAGACATCAAAGCAAACGCAGCATTGCCATCGGCGCGATACACGGATAGCACCATTTCACAACCGTTCATGTTGCTGATGCCGCCTGAACTACGCGGTTGGCAAGTTACCTTGACAAGAGATGACCTGCGCGAAGTGTCAACAGTCAGCTTGAAACGTTGGTGGTGAGTGTTCTCGGTTACATTAAAGATAGAGTTCCATTCAGTCCTAACGCGGTCAACATAAGAACGAGTGGCGTTGGCGTTTTCAACGGTAAGCATCCCGTCGTAACTGGCGGGCGATTTTCCTATGCCGACTTTTCCGCCATCATCGAATGTGACGCGAGCCGCGTCGTGTCGTGCGTCGTAAAAGTCAAGGTGCCCTTCGTTGCCATCGGCGCGTACTCTCATTGCCCATCGGTTCAAAGACGGGTTTAGGTTCGACGAGGTGTTTAGGCCAATCGAACCATTAACACTTAGGGTTCCATCGTGGTAAGTCGTATCACCGACATCGAGCTGCGAACCGGGGGCGTTATTTCCTATACCTACACGATTATTCCCACCATCAACAAACAGCATATTGGCGTTGCCGTCTGACTCAACGCGGAAGTCGTAGTTTTGCGACACTTCATTAAAGACTGCTTCGGTTTTGTTTAGGCGAAGCCTCTCGTACCACGCGCCGTCACTCCGAGTTTGGAAGGACAACATAGCGCTGCGGTTCGCGGAACTGCTGTGGTCCTCCAAGGCAGTAGATCGTATTAGGGTGCTTGCTACGCTGTTAGCCGGAGCCATGTAAAGATTAGCTGTATTGTCCGTCGTAGCATTGGTGTTACGGATATATAAATTAGTAGTGGTAGCGTGGTCTGACTCAAACACGCCTACATCCGTAGAACCACCGGAATCAACATGGAAAAAGAACGACGGCGAGGTGCCAATACCGAGTTGATTGCCCCCCGCATCCACAGCCAGCATATTAGCGTTGCCGTCTGACTCAACACGGAAATCCTGTGCTGCTGCCCCAGCTTCGTTAAGCACCGTGCCTGTGCCAGTGCTAAATTGTGCTATTTCAGTTGGACCGCCGCCGCCAGCGGAGCCGCCTTTTATCCAAACATACCGGTCAGAGCCGATGTTAGCAGGGTAAGCGTTGGCGATTATTGAAAGATTGCCAGCGGTCCCCTCGTTTGTCATCAGTGCGAATGTGTAAGGGCTGTCACCTACACCTAGCCCCGTCTTTGCAATCGCTTCAAAAGTCCGAGTACTTGGCAGGTTTAGACCGCTACTAAAACCAAACTTAACGAGGTCTTGGCCAGCGTCAACAAATAACGCATTGGCGTTGCCGTCTGACTCGACTCGGAAATCAATGTCGTCGCTGTCTTGGTTAACGATCAACTCACCAGCGCTTTTAGCCGTCGGCCGCATTGTTAAATACTTGCCTGCATCTTGGTAAGCAAAACCCGCAGAATCGGTTCCGTGCATTGCGGCACGGAAATCTAAAGTTCCGCCTCCGCCAGATTCCATGTGGATGAAGGCACCGCCTGCCGCAGCAACGCCGTAGTAAATCGGGGTAACATTTGTGCTACTTGGCGGTATATTATAGTTGAAGGCTAAAACATCGTTGTTGCTATTAAAGTTAGAAAGGGTTGTGTAGCCGCCTCTTCTAACATTTCCGTTTATATTTAACGTGGCAGATAAGTCCGCACTTGTGCCTATAGATATGTGATCGCCACTGGCATCCACGAAAAACATATGGCTGTTGCTGTTAGACTCAACGCGAAAGTCCATGTTTAGGGAGTCGTTGTTTACTACTACCTCAGAGGCGGTAAGAAACATCAATTGAGAGGTGCCAGAAGCACTCCTTAAAATAATTCCGTTTGACCCGCCCTCGCCATATAGATAGCCATTGGTATGACTTATAAATCCTGTAGTTGGAAAACTCGTTGTTTGACCTAAAGCAAGATACCCGCTCGCTGTAACGTTACCAAACGTAGGCGTCGCCCCGCTCTCGTATTTTGCGCTATTGAGGTTCGAGAAATTGTCGTCGACTTCAGTATTAGTTAGGGGCGAACCCTTACCAGCGCGTGTAGTTATCGTTGCCATTGATTACACCCCTAACTGTTTTAAGATGCTGACAAAGTGATAGTCCAAGTCACGGACATCGTGTCATCAGCTGCTTTGTTTACGACGTTAAATTTTGTGCGACATAGCATGTCACCCGAACTTGCTGCGTTGAAGATACCGGCCTCCGTGACCGCACCTGTCGCATCACCGGCTTCAAACGAAGCCTCGTAAACAACTTTCTCGTTGTTAGAACCCGAGATGGTGGTTGTATCTAGTGCTTCGCGAGAACCCAAAATAGACACGAGGTCTGTTTGGCCCGCTGCCGCAGCAGTAGTTCCTGACCCTAGGGCCATGTGTGACATTGCACCCTTAGTGGTATCCTTCATGCGTGACGCAATGTACGCAAGTCCGGTATTCACGACGAGGTTTTTCAAATCTCGCGAGTCTTTGACGTTTCCGGCCTTGTCCTTCAGGACGATATTAAGCTGGCCGGAGAGCTTCAAGTTTTCGTTAATCATAACGATCTCCTTCAGAACGTAGTGGAAGCTCCGACAAAGTCTTCCGCAAAGTAAGTGAAATCAGAGTACCCCTGACTCCTCAATGACCCCGTGTCGGTGCTCGAGGTCAAATCAAGTACCACTTTTCCAAGTGCTACTACGGTCGCGTCTCCTAAAAGGGCGCTATCTGAACGAGGTCTATTAAAAGACTTAGCCAGAGTTTCGCTTGCTACAGGTATATCATAAATCTGTTTACCTGTAACCATATTTGTGCTGTCAGACGTATTTGGTGCGTCTGAGAGAGTTTTTCCTATAGCCAGAAGGTCATTATCGACGACGCCACTGGCATCGGCAAACGCCCTGTCAAAGTCGACCTGACGTTCAAAGACATCAATCGCGGCTGCGACGTCTGTTTTGATTTTTGTAAACTGCATCTCTTGGTCATCAAGAATGGAAGCAGTTCCGTCTACATCGTCGGTAAAGCTGACTGTGTCACTAAGTTGTTTTGTGCTTACTTTAGAATTAATCGCATCAGACGCCACTGGAGCCTCTGTAAGCACTTTTCCTATTGTAAGTGTATCAATGGCCTCGGAAATGAAACCGTGGTCAGAGAGCGCCTTAGCGAAGGCTATAACGTCATCGTCAACAGCGCCAACAGGGTCAGTTGAAACTTTCTTAGCAAATAAGAACGCTTGGTCGCCCGCGCTGGCTATTATCTCAGCAATAGGTTTACTGGTTGCGATGGAATGAGCTTCAGAAAGCGAAGCTGCATCATCGAACGCTGTACCAAAGTTCTTCTGTAAAAGGTCTAGTGTGGCAATAACCTCGTCTGCGGCCTTCTTCGTGAATATAACCACGTGGTCTTCGGTGCTTGTAACTTGGTCGGAAAGTATTTTTGCAAACGCAAGTGTGTGCGCATCAACAAGCGCAGAGTCATCAAGTAAAGGCTTGCCAACAGCAAACGCAGGCTCGTCTAGTGCAGTTGAGTTGTCAGACTTACCAAGGCCAGCGCCTAACGAAATGCTCTCGCTTACTGAGGGGGTTTCCCCGTGTACCTTCTTCGTGAATATAAACGCATGGTCTCCCACGCCAGAAACACTGTCGTTGAGCGCCTTAGCGAACTCGAAGTAGTACGGGTCACTGGTTGTGATGGTCTCAAAAGCGTTTTTAACAAACTGAAGACGCTCACTGTCTGTTACATAACCAGCGTCATTGAACGCTTTAATAACCCCTTTGGACGCAATATCCGTAATGTCGGCGTCGTCCAGTAGCGGCTTGAAGAAGTCGAATATAATCTTGTCCGACGGGCGTGAGCCGTCATCAATATAGAAGGTGTCAAGGAACGAAGCGAAGAGCAGGAAGTTGCCTAGCTCCGCTTTTACAACGTTTTGGTTAATGTTTACCGAAGTTTGCGTAAGTACGTTTAGCTGCTCAAACTTAGCAGATAACGCATTAACAAGCTCGACAGACCCTAACTTCACGCAAAGTCCTCCCGAATTTTGAATTTGAGCTTATCGAACAATGTCTCACGGACACCGCTGCTTCTAACAACCTCAATCTCACCTTCGTAAGTACCAGCATCTACCTCTAGGTCTCCAACGCTCCACTGGAGTACAGCGACACCTGTGTCTGCCGTCTCAGGGTTAATGAAGAACTGTCTGGAAAACAGAACGCTTTCAGCGCCCGCTTCTCTGAAGTGCAAAGTAACTGTAGCACTGGTCAAGTCGACCGGTGCGTTATCATCTTCGTTCGTAAGGGTTACACGAATCTGTGGACCGGTATCTCCTTGAACGTATTTAAATATCTGTGCCATTAAATCCCCCTGCGAACGCTGGCTTTGTCAAACCCAACCATCTTGGCTCGAAGACTAGCGCCGCGTGTGTCACGGCCTTTAGCGTCGGTGGCGTGCTTGTAGAATTCGGACTTGTAGTAAGCCGCAAGGTCAGGGTTGGTCCATTCTTTGCCGGGGATTATCGCTAAGCGAAATATAGCCCCACAAGCGATTGAGCGACCATATGATTCAAAGATAAAGTCCTCCACGCCTGTAGCTGACAAAGATGGTTTAATTACACCGGTGCCCTCGAACTCGTACTTGCCGTCGGGGGTTGGGTAAAACCTAATCTGAGAGTCTTGGTAGATACTAAAAGACATGGGACGCCCGTTGGCTACGCCGCTGGGCAGGTCGAAATGACGGTCTGACACACGGTTTACCGCTGTCCCGTTTATATAAAGGACTAAAATGTCCTCCAAAACAGAACGAGTGGGCACCTCGACTTCGTACTCAGAAGTATTTCTACTCGTGTAGTCCTTATCAATGTCATAACGCCATATCTGACTGACCGCACAAAACTCAGCTGCCGCTTCTTGTAAGTGAGTTTCGATGATTATTTCCGGGCAGCCCGGAAGCAGGGGCTGTATATACGGAAGAAAACTAGCCCATGCTACTGCCATACTATGTCACCGAACTCATGTTAGAGGGCGATACCGCCGAATCTACTTGGTTTTTGGTAGCCAGCGCTGCGTTAAACGCACCGTAAGCCGCCTGCGCACGCTGCTCGTTCGCACCGTATTCAGCGTCTTTCGAGTACGCTCTGTACAGAATCCAGTCTATCATCGGGGACATGTAAATGTCGTCCAGTAGAATGGTTGTCGCATCAGTACCTGCCGGGTCGAGTTGAGCTTCTGTCAACGTAGTTGCTCCCGGAGAATCCGTGTAAACAACTTCGATCTCAGCGGCTGTTGTGGCCGGTGGGTAGACAAAGAACTCTTTCGGCTGACGAGGGTCAAACGTATAGTGCTGGATAGATGTCGTACCAGTCTCAGCGTGCCATGCAGGTCGCTGATCGTCCAGAACACTACGAGCAACAAGGCGAATAACCTTGTAGCCTGAGTTGGTGGCTAAGTTTCGTGTGACATCCAGCAAACGAAGACTAGACGGGAACTCTGATGAAAGAACCTGCCGTGTACCTGCTGCGCAAGTGAATGAGCCTGTTTTGGCGTTAGCGTCAGGACGTGCAAGAGTAATGGCGAGGTAAGACTCGTTCATCCAGTTCTGCAATTCCGTACGCGGCCACCGAATATTGGTGTCCTGTAAGACATCCTCTACCCGTCTAATAATGTCCGTGACTTTTACGGTAGACATCCGTTACCCCCTATTCGCTAGATTTGGGTGCAGCGGCAGCTTTAGCTGTCTTCGACTTAGTATTCTTAGCTTTAGGTGCGGGAGCGGGCTTAGCATTCTTAGCCATCTCTTCGCCTTCGGCAGTTAGAACCATCTTGTCGCCGATTACTTGGGCTACAACCACGCGTGAACCGTCGACCTTAGCTACTGCCTTATTGGCAACAACCTCAGCGTCTACGGCGTTTATAAGATCAAATACATCCATAATAACCTCCAAAGTTATAAGAAGGGGGGCGAACCCCCCCTCAAAGGGCTATTAAGATGCCGCGCCTACAATCGTAGTAATCAAAGCCTCGGGCTTGATGACCTTGCGGCCATAAACGGCTAAGCCACGAACGATGTCGCCAAAGTCCGTTTGATTACGAAGAGGTTCAGTTTTGCTGATCTGCGATGCGAACGCACAAGATGCTTTCGTACCAGCTACCATCATGCGACGGTTCTTAGCGTTAGACACGGATGCACCGCCTGAAGTGGCAGCTAGACCCGGAACCAATGCTTTACCCGCAGCGCCTTTAGGCAGAAGGTTAGAAACATAAACTTCGAAGCGATCCAACATACCGATCTTACCAGTACGGATGGTGCTTGAAGCATCTCCTGTGAAGTACGCCTGAGCGATGTCAGTTTGCATGAGCAACTGGCGGTCGAAAGGCGAAAGGATCAACCAACGGCCATCTTCAGGAACGTTCTGCTCGTCAAGAGCAGCTGACATACGAAGGATCGAATCCAGTACGTTCTTTGGAGTAGCTTGGTCGATTGGAGCAACGTCAGTACCGAGGTTGTACTCGCCAGACAAAGCACCGGCAGTGCCGCCTGCGTTATCAGCGTGTGCGCCTTCAGTAACGAACCAGTTAAAGAAACATTCGTTTTCGATGTTGATCTTCAACTGCTTAGCAGCGTCATCGGTGAACATGTTCATCAAGTCCATATCGGCTTGGTGAGCAAGTACGTCGTTGACCTGTACGCTGAAGTATTTACCCTTGTTGATCTGCATATCTAGGTAGATAGGTGCAGGAACTTCAGAGGTAAGAGTTGTACCAGCGCCAGCATAATCATTAATTGTGATTGATGGTGCAGTACGGATGCGAATTGTGTCGCCCTGATTTTTGATCTCGCCTTCCCAATCGGTATTGGCAATTTCAGTCATCATGGTGTTCGCGTAGAACTTAGCATTAAGTTTGTTAGACCACAGTTGTGGAATGAAACCGCCAGAGTAAGACGGGTTTGTGTCGAATGATCCTGATCCGACGACGGGGAATACAGCAGCCATAATGGCCTCCTATTAGTTTAGTTGGTTACTAACAGCTGCTTACCCGTTAACACATATACTATCGTACACGGCCTTCGAGATACGCAGTTGTTATTTCTGCTTCAAGTTTTTGGGCCTCGTCGTACTTATGCCGCGTGTTCAAAGTGCGTATCTTGTTCCAAGCTGTTGCAATTTCCCTTTCGGAGTAAACCTTAACATCTTTTCCCACGCTCTTCGTATTAGCGGAATTCGCTGAACGATTCGGCGCGACCTGTTTCTCGAGTTCGGCTTGGCGAGTCTGACGCTCCTGCGGTACTTCCGGCGCTAGGGTTTCCTTCCACAGCT